TGGCGCAGATGCTTATAAAATTTTGGATTCAGCATTCGAACTTAAATTTACAGGTATTGGTGTCAATATGCGGGGCAACTATGCTCAAAGGTTTATTCATCTAGATACATCAACTAAACAGGCACGGCCTAATATTTGGAGTTATTAAATATGGAAATGTCAGCTTACCTTGTTTGGAATGTTATACTAACACTAGTGTACGCACCCTTGGTCTATGGAATAAGGCAAAATACACAGGAAGTTAAAAGAATAGACATACTATTAAATAAAACTCGAGAAGAAATGGCCCTAAATTATGTTGCTAAGATAGATAACGAGAGAGATATGGATAGATTACTTTCAAGGTTTGATAGATTAGAAGAGAAACTAGACCAAATATTAAATGGATAAACAAACAGATATTCAAAACTCCCACGAGGCTAAAATGTTGTTGGAAAGTGATGTTTTAAAAAAAGCTTTTAAAAATTATCGTGATGAGTTAATACAAAATTGGGAATCGTCGCAAGATAATGACTCTAAATTTAGAGAAAACATTCATCGTGCAGTGTCTATTTTGCCAGAGGTAGAAAGACATTTAAGAATCATCATCGACAAAGGAAAAATCGAAACGCAACAAATAATAAATCTGCGTAAGGTTTTATAATTAATATTATTTCGCAGTTATATGTGAGATAATCTAAAAAAAGGTAATGAACATGACAGAGAATGTAAATTCAAATGTGACTCAAGAGCCTAGCGAGAAAGCCGAAGATCTATTTTTAGAAATGCTAACTCCCGCAGAGGAAAAAGTAGCAACTAAAAATAATGATGAGGCAGTAGCCGAAGAGGAAGCGCCAGAAGATCTTGAAGCGGAGGCAGATGATGTCGAAGCGGATGAAACTGGTGAAGAAACTGAGGATCAATCCGAAGAGGACGAAGTCGAAGAAGACAGTGACGAAGAGCCTACAGTTTACTCCATTAATGTTAATGGTGTTAATACTGAGGTAAGCCTTGAAGAACTGAAATCTGGATACAGTCGGCAGAAAGATTATACCCGAAAGACGCAAGAGTTAGCGGAGCAGAAACGAGTAGCTGAACAGCAACAAAATGAGTTTTTGCAAAAAGATAACGAAGTGTCTGAGGAAAGAGCATTATACAAAGAGATGCTCCCTAAAATGCAGCTTATGATAAAAAATAATTTGCAACAGGAACCAGACTGGCAACAGTTAATAGATAATGACCCTCAAGAATATTTGAGGAAAAAAGAAGAGTGGAATAAGACAAGCTCTACTTTAAGTTATGTTGAAAACGAAATGAAAAGGCTTGAGACTGAAAAAGTACAAGCTGAAAATTTTGCCCTTGAACAGCAAATGCAACAAGGTCAAGCGATCATCAATGAAAAGATCCCAGAGTGGTCAGACAATGATGTTGCTAAAGCAGAGGTCGCAGAAATGATGACATATGCGCAAAGCATTGGTTTTAACAATAATGAGTTATCTAAAATTTACGATGGCCGACTAATTTTACTATTAAGGGACGCATGGTCACATAGTAAAACTAAGAAAGCAGTAAAAACTAAGCCTAAAGAGTCTCCGGCACGAGTAAGTCGTCCGGGTAATTCCAATAAAATAAAAGGGAACTCTCCGTTAAAAAATGCTCGAAAAAAACTTAAGGAGACCGGAAGTATTTCCGATGCTGCTAAAGTTTTCGAACAACTAATATAACTTTTAACAAGGAGGCCACATGGCTAAAGTGACTAACGCATTTACTACTTATGATGCACAAGCTGATAGAGAAGCATTAAGCAACTCTATCTTTAATATCGACCCGACTGCTACTCCTTTCATGTCAGCGCTAGGAACTAAAAATGTTTCTAATGTTGTTTTTGATTGGCAAACTGAAAATCTACCGGCTGTTTCTGCAACTGGTGAATTAGAAGGTTTTGAAATCTCAAGAGCTGCAAGTACACCAACTGTAAGACAATCTAATGTTTGTCAAATTAACAGTGTGAACGCAACTGTATCTGGATCTCAAGATTCATCTGATGCTGCGGGAAAACGCTCTGAAATGGCGCACCAACTAGCAATCATGTCTAAAGCTTTAAAAAGAAACATGGAAACTGCATTATGTCAGAACCAAGCAAAAGCAACTGGCGGAAACGCTACTGTAAGAGCAACTAGATCTTTTGAAGCATGGATTACAACTAACAAATCTCGTGGAACAGGTGGAGCTGATGGTAGCAATGCTGCTGCTGCAACAGATGCTGCTGCGGGAAATAAAAGAGCTTTAACAGAAGTTCTTTTAAAAGGTGTGTTGCAACAAATGTTCACTAACGGAGCAGAGCCTAAATTAGCAATCGCCGGGCCAGTAAATAAACAAACTATTTCTGGTTTCACAGGTAGATCTAACACTAGACAAAATGTTGCGGATGATGTTGTTTCAGCTTCTATAAGCTTGTACGCATCTGATTTTGGAACGCTTAAAATTATAGCGTCTAACAGAAGCAGAGACAGATCTCTTCTATTAGTAGACCCAGAATATGCAAAAGTGTCTTTCCTTAGAACATTTAAAACTATCGACATCTCAACTGTTGGAGATGCTGAGACTAAATTATTACTTGCTGAGTATGGTTTAGAAATGTCTAACGAAGCTGCACACGGCATAGTAGCCGACCTAACAACTTAGGTTAATTGATTGTGGGGCTTCGGCCCCACATTCTTAAGTTTACTATGACTAAAAAAAGCACATTGATTGCCAATAAATCGGGACTCACCACAGAACTAATTACTGAGGGTGATAGTGGCTATTCTGTTTCAACTCAAGATGTTGCAAAAACTATTGAGTATGCAAGATCCATAGGAGAGCAAACTCCAAATATGGATATGCGTCATGTAGCGGAAGTACCACTGGTTATTTATGAAAAAGCTCTTCACGAGGGATGGGCTAACGATCAAGATGCGTGGAAAAAGTGGCTTAATGATCCAATAAATAAACCTTTTAGATCATGGCACGGAAAAGTTTAAAATGACATATGCAGAATTAAAAACACAGATTGAGGGCTATCTTAATAGATCAGATCTCACATTGGTACTAGATGATTTTATTAAGTACACCGAAGCTGAATGTAATAGAAAACTTCGACATAAGGATATGATGAAGCGATCAACAGCAATAGCAGACAATCAATATATGCAATTACCGGGCGACTGGTTAGGTGCTGTAAATGTTGATTTACAAGGTACTAATCCAACAGTTTCATTAAAGCAGATAAGCTTAGAGGCTATGGATGATTATAGATCTGCAAATGGTGATCCGACAGGACAGCCAGTATTTTTTGCAATAGATGGTGACACATTAGAGTTAGCACCAACACCAGTGACACCGGTGACATTGCAACTTGTTTATTATGCAGAGATTCCTGGTCTATCTAGCACCAACACGGAAAATTTTTTATCAAGAACTGCACCAGATGTTTATTTATATGGTGCGTTAAAACACGCCTCTATTTATTTAATGGAGGACGACAGAAT